TGTTTTCCATCGGGAAGTTGTAATAGTTTTATAAGCATTAGCTTCGTCTATTACAATTAAATCAAAGTCAGCTTTAGATATAGCATCTCTGACTACATTAACACCATCATAATTTATAATTACAAATTCGTAATCACCATTAATTATCTTCGTTCTTTTCTCTGCGGTGCCATGTGCTACGGCTACGGTTCTATGCATGCAAGTATTAAAGACATCACCTTGCCATGCTGAATACATAATAGATAAAGGACATATAATAAGAACTCTTTTAATTTTCTTTTGGAGCATTAAGTAATCACAAGCCCACAGAACAGATGATGTTTTGCCTGTCCCTGCTTCATTAAAACAAAAGGCGCGGTGGTTAATAGATAAAAATTCGGAAGTTACTCGTTGATGGTCAAAGGGTTGATATAAACCTGGCCAATTATAATCTCGTGTGATAGGGGAAGGTAAGTTGTTTCTAAAAGATACTAATTGATTAAGGCGGGTCATTTCATCTAACCCCCAATATACTAGCACTTCTGAGAGATTGCCTCTCTGTTCTAAAACTTCACTTTTTTCTATATTATTTATTATGCTTTCTACTATGTGTGTAGGAGCAACAAACTTTACTGCTGAGTTTTCTATAATTTCCATACTATCCTCATTAACTAAGCCTCACCGAGGCTTCTAAATATTACTAACTGATTAGTTTACTATACTTAACTTATATGTCAAGTATTATTTTTTACGTTCTTTTTTACTTACTTCGGAAATTAAATTACCTTGGGAGTCTCTTTTGAATGAACGGTTTTTAGCTACGCTTTGAATGCGTAATCCGTTCTTGTTTGAACCGCCTTTGTCGAGAGCTTTAACGTGAGCTACATCTTTACCTTCTCGCATGTCAGCCTTGCCATTACCATTTAAATCCTTACCTTTTTTATCTATAGAACGACGACCACGCTGACGTTCCATACGACGTTCGTGTTCACCACGAGCTTTTTGTTGCTCGTATTCTTTCTTATAAGGTCTTGGTTTATTGACGTAAGGCATAGCATTATTATATCTTAAGTCTTATTAAAATCACAGGATTTTACAGGGCAATATCCACATAAAGGTGTAGGGTTTGGTTGCCATGTATTTGAATTATAGGAGTGGTCTAGCCTAGTAAGTGAGCCTAAAAAATGTCCCCAAGACTTATCTATATCTTCTCGTTTATATTCTTCGGGGATAAATTGGTTATGAGCTAAGAATAACAATCCTGCTTTTACCTTATTGACTTGTGGGAAGTGGGCAAAGGTCATCAATGCCATTAGCCTTAACTGCTTAGGGTCGGGATACTTATTACTTCCCGTTTTATAATCTACAACAAATGCAGTATCACCGTCAACAATAAGTAGGTCGCAAATACCACGAACCCAACGGTTATCATCCTCAAATCCGCAAGGCGTTTTTTCTTTCGTAAGTGCCATTTCATATTCACAATATTTATCTCCTGGAATTGCAATTAAATTATCTACCATCTCTTTATATCGCTCGTAGTTTTTAGCGAGTTCGGTATTACTTCTTACATAGTCTTCTAGTGCTTTATGCACTTCTTTACCATATATAGTTTGTGGGGTATCTTGAAAGACGTAGTTTTTAGCTACTCGAATTTCATAGTATTTTTTAGGGCAGTTTTGATATTCTTTAAGGGAAGAATAAGACCATGTAAAATCACTCATCTATAAATTTATTTTTCTTTTTGTTGTTGAAACTGCCTAGTATGACTTGTAAGTTTTCGGGAACGTGTAACCCCGATACGTTTTTACCTTGTAGTGGTATGATATGGTCTACATGCCACTTAACACCTGTTGTTTTATTTAATGACGTAGCTAATGTATACATAGCTTTTATTTGTAATTTATTTTCTTTTGTTAACCATTTAGGCATTCTTTGTAGCTTAATTACTCTTCTTTTAGCAGTGAAACTATTTATTATATCTTTATTTTTATCTCGCCACGCTTTATCTTTAGCATATTTTTTGTCTTTTATCTTATCAAAATTAGCGTGATACCATGCCATATATTTAGCGTTTGCTTTTGCTTTATATTCTGCATCTCGTATAATAGTTTTTCTATATTGCCTACTGTATTCATTTCTTGTTTCTTTATTTTTTTCTCTATATTCTTTAAAATATTCTTTATTATTTAGATAGTATTCTTTGTGATAAGCTTTTCTATCGTTGGGCATTAGTCACATCCTTTTACACCACATTCACAAACTTTTTGCACCTCGCCTGTAGATTTATTTAATTCGTATTCATGTAAGTGTGGGGATACATCATCACTACGTTTTTTCTTCTTAAATATTTTATCAAAATTTTCTTCAAACATATCGCTACTAGGCTTTGACCTAATAAAATCTCCAGTTACATCATTTTTAGCAGTCGCCATAACTTTCTCCATATTTAGCTTCACATGCAACGGGTAGTCCTTCCGCCCATGTAGGTGGTGTTGACATTATATCAGTAATAAATTTCATAGCGGTATCTATTTCTTCTTTAAAAACAACATTAACTACTGCATCATGCACGGTTAAAACGGGTCTATACTTCTCATTTATATGTAGCATTTGTTCGCCTACAATAATTCTAGCTAACGCTTGCACTACATTCTCTACTACTGAGCCACCCCATATAGTGATATCGCCTTTCCTAGACTTATACACAAACTTATTCTTACCATCTATTTTTTCTTGCCTCAAGTTCGGATAATAAATGTATAGTCCATTTGGTAGTTTAATCCCCGCTGCGGAAATTTCTAAACATTTGTGTCGTCCAAGATAATATGGCTTCATATTAGGTGACCAATTAGCCATATCTTTCAATGCTCTATCGCATTCTTCCCATAACTTAATTACTTTATCATTAACTTCACGATAAACTTTAACAAGCCTTTGGCATTCTAAGTCATCTAATACTGCACTAGGTGGTTGTGTTTTTAGTGTGTGTTGTAGCTTAGCCCACCCTGTTCCGTATCCTAGACCTAGTGTGCAAGTCTTACCAACAAAACGTTCTACTGGGTCATTTTTAGTAATAGTCCTACCATATACCTTTGAAGCAAACTCGGAATACACATCTCGACCATCTCTATACCACTCTACAATATCGTCTTGTCCTGCAAGCCATACAAGAACCCTAGCTTCAATCTGTGATGAGTCGCAGTTAATAACTAACGAACCTCTTGGTGCTATGACTGCGTTCTTTAATGCTTTCTTTTTCTTATCTCGTGAGGGTAAGTTTTGGAAGTTGACCTTGTCTGAGCCTGCCCATCTGCCTGTATGAGCACCATAGTATTTAAGTGGGATAGGAAGTTTTCCTTTGTTTCTAGCACCGATGTCTAAGAATCTTTTAATCCTTGACTCTTCGATAGTTGATTTAGTGCCTAAACGAACAGCACATAGTTCTTGTATGAATGGGTCTTCGTGTTCAGTTAATGCTATAAAACCTTCATCGTTCTTAGCTAACGCAAATGTTTCTTTACCTGTCGCTGGAGATACTTTTAATGGAACCTCAACTTTATACTCTTCTAATAGTTCAGCAAATTGTTTATTAGATGCTAGCTTTTTACGAACACACTCTTCATCCTCACATTCTAGTCTAGCCATTAAATTGCCTAGCACCTCTTTCTTTTCCGCTTCAACCTCATCTAATCTATCAGATAGTAGAGCGTCATCGAGATACAATACAGGCTCCATATACATACGAAGTGTTAAGTCTATGAGTTTTAGTTCATTGGTAGGAAAGTTTTGGGATAGTATATTATATAATTTGTAGGTGAGTTCAACATCGTTCTTACAATACTCACCATATTGATTTAAATCTTGAGGGGTAAAATCTTCTATGCGTTTACCTTTAGCATTAATTACTTCAGTGCCTTTTTTACCCAGTTGATAATGCTCGACAAGATACGCGAGAGACCCACCCACATCCACACCATGCTTAGCACGAGCCATGCCAAGAGTATCCATATAAATAGCTGGGATAATATTAAAAATAAACGATAAAATAGCACCATCGAATTGTGTATTATGGCAGAGTAAGATGGCTTCGTTCCAATTAATCTCCATAAGTTTAGTTTTAATATGGTTATGTGAGCCTGTAATCCATTCAGTTTCTTGGTTATCAATCTTAACACCCACTCCAATAACTTGAAATCTTTCATCGCGTATGTATTCCTCTGTTGTTAAATTGGATAGACTAAATCCTGTATCGTAGAATGTTTCAAAATCTAGTGTGATAAATTTCATATTGACCTTAATTAGTGCTATCTTATGCAAACGACAGATAGCGGTGCCGTCCTAACCATGACTAGGAAGTATGAGTAAACCTAGTCATACCACTTGCATTGTGGTGGATATTTGGTGGGCTACTCGCGGTTTATATAAGTGCAAAAATACCATCACGAATTTATACATATAAATAAAGTGCTTTCGCCCATATTCTTTAGAGTGTTGATAATATTAACAGAATAGCTACTACTATGACAAGCATTATTTTTTCATTACGCTTTTCTTTTTTGTCTGTTAAGTCGGGTTTGTATGACCCACCCCAGGCTTCTTTAGCACTTCGTGGTGTAGGAGTTTCTATACTATCGGGTTGAAAAAATCTCCATCCTTTTCTTGCGTTTTTAGCAAATATTTTAATTTGCCATGACTCTAGTCCTTGTAAATTTGCGTGTTCCACAATTTTTCTCCTTTTAGGTTTATTATTTTGCGTATTTTTCAAATTCATTTCGGCAAGCGATTGAACACCAGCGTCTATCATCTTTGACTGCGTCTTCACACCATATACATTTACCTGTTTGATTAGAAGGTTTTTTGATTTTGTCATGTGCATTCCTTACACCCATGTCAATCATGTGTTGCATTAAATCATTGGCGACATCGGCTTCATCACTCATCTTATAAATTCTTTATCTTTTGATTGAATATAAAAATACTTACCCCACACTCCGCCTTTGGGTAACGGTTTAGGTAACTTAACCAGACCTAATTTTTCTAAGTCTCTAATTCTTTTTTCATTTCCTATGGTATTTTTTATAACATTATATCTACTCGCATTAGGATATTTTTCCATGTAATCTAATGCACTTTGAATAACTTGCTCATCTGTTGCTTTATTATATAAACCCATTTAATACAATGCCTTTCCTACTAAATTAAAAAGTTCTTGTTGTATTTCCGATGCTGACTGAGTTGGTTCTTTTTTTATTTCTAGTTTAATTACTTTAGCATTAGGATTCTTTCCTGTAAACCATTTAGCTTCCTTGACAGACCAACGATATTTGCGTATAACTTCGCCTTCGTCATCTACTACTGCGTAGCTAAATGGAATCATTTTTTCTCCTCTTGTTGCACTTGTTCTGTGGGTTTGTCTAAACCAAAATCTCTTTTAAGGTTATCTTTATGCACACCAAACCATACAGCTATATAAATTACAGTTAGAATTGCTATGGTATCCATCACACTCTCCTCATAAGATATGTTCTACTTACTCTACACATTTTGTTACCTTTAATTACATTGATTACATTACACTTAATCATCGGTTTCTTTTGTGATATTAAATATTGTTCACCTATGACTTGCACCCCTGCTTGAGTAGCAACACTTGTAGCGACAGTTGCACACCCTGTATTAAAGACCATTATTAGCATCAACAAGACGCTTGGTAGCTTCTTTATAACTTTTAACGCCATCATATCTCTCAGCTTTCTCTTCACATTTATATAAAGGGGTTAAGACAATGTTATGTTTCTTTGAGGGTAAATCTTTAAACCATGATAAATCTGTTGGTCTTGTTAGCATTAGTGAATACCATATTAGTCCACCTTCGTGGTTATATTCTTCAAGTAGCCATGCCGTTGGTTCTTTCAATTTTATCTCCTAATAAAATATATGGTTGTTTATTCTAACACGTTCTTTCATATTCCATTTAGGATTTACATAAACATTATGAAAATTTGTAGCACCTTTGGAATAGTCTTTCGCCTTAAAGTTTAATATTTGATGGGCAAGTTTATAGTAATGAGTGTCATATAGAGCCGATGGCTCGGGTGGTTTTAGCTTGCCATACCATGAAAACTGATATGGTTTTTTCATTTCAATACAAACATTTTCGGGTTTGAAGTCCGCTCTTCTATATAATACATATCCTACGGCAAGTTGTCCTGTAAGGGGTTCTCCCCTTGCTTCCATGAATATAGTTGTGGCTAAGCACATCAATGCTTGTTCGAGCATAGCACGCTCCTTAAATAAGAAACCAGTTCTCTAGTTTATTTAATATCGGATAGAAATTTCTTGAGTTCTGTGGAATACCAAACAATCTTACCTGCGTCTTCAGCAGGATTACCTTTAAGACCTATTCGGCTTGTGTATTTGAGAATGTTACCCCTAAGGTAACCTATGTATTCTTCTGCTGACATCTTTGCTCTGATGTAGTCTATTGTTTCAATACCCCCGTTTGTGTAGTGTGGTGGGTGGTTCACCATGTCTATTACTTTTTCTGTCATACTATCTCCTTTACTAGAGTTAATAGTTCCTGTATGTTACCTTCATTTATGACTATTGCCAAGCCATTTCTACTAACTATTTGGTCTATGTTGTATTTTTGCAACGCAGTAAGCGTGCCTTTGCCTGCCTTACATTCAATAGCTATGAACCTGCCCTTGTAGCAGGCGATGATGTCGGGGACACCACTCTTTCCGTATCCCCCTGTCTGTGGTGAGAAATGATATGCATTTATATCATCTAAGATTTTCTTTACTTTTGTTTTTACTTTCGCTTCTGGTGTCATCGTCTTCACTCCAATCAAATTCATCTATTAGTTCTGTAATCCCAAGTAGTGAATATAGTTCACGATTTTCTAAAACAATAATATACATAGTTTCTGATACTCTCCAACCTATATTACCCATACTATCATCGTGTGGATAATAAAACATATCTATTGCATTTACCATGTCGTCATCAAGATATTTCTTATCCGATGCTCTAGCTATTATGAGCTTGCTTAGTATGTTTTTGGGTAAAGTATCTTCACTAAAAGTCCTAGTAAATTTATGTCCTGCAAACACTATGTAATTTGGGTCTATGTATTGCACAGGCACTCGCCAATGATTTATTAATGTTTCATGTGGTAGTGCGTGTAAGTTCTCTAAATCAATTAAAAAGCGATGCATATTACCCTTTCGGAATGATGATTGCACAATGGTCAAAGTAATTTAACTTACCACCCCATCGGTCTTTAGATTTATTAATAACAAGTATATCGTCAAAGTATTCATCACGATTATAGAAATAATCTTTAACCACATATTGTTCTCTATCTCTTTCATCTTTTTCTTCTAGCTTAAGTTTTTGCATGGTTAGAATATGTCTT